TTACCGCAAAGAAAATAAAGAACAGAAAGCAGCCTACAATAAAGCTTACAACCAAGAAAATAAAGAAAAGATAGCGGCCCACAAGAAAGTTTACCGCAAAGAAAATAAAGAAAAGACATCAGCCTACCTACGAGAAAGATACAAAAATGATCCTAATTTTAAAATGAGGATACTACTTAGAAATCGTCTTAGAAAAGTATTAAAAGGTAATACTAAAACAGGGCCAACTATGAAACTGGTAGGGTGTACTGTTGCAGAACTATGGCTGCATATAGAAGGTTTGTTTGAACCAGGAATGACCAGAGAAAATAATGGTAATGGTGAAGGGTTTTGGCATCTTGATCACAAGATACCCTGTTGTTCTTTTGATTTTTCAGATCCGGAACAACAAAAAATTTGTTTTCATTACACTAACCTGCAACCTTTATGGTGCAAAGATAATTTAGCAAAAGGAGCAAAGTATAATGAAATATAGAAAACAACCCCCAAAACTAACACCAGAAGAAAGTAAAGAAATTTACAAACTATATGCAGAAGGTATGATACTATGTGATATTGCAAAAAAATTTGATAGAGCAGAGGCAACTATTGTATACCATACTTGGCCGAAAGAAAAAAAAGAAAATTATTTACAGAAAAGAAGAAAATATAAAAAAAGAGTATACAAAAAAAAACAAAAGAAAAATTTAGAGTATTTAAATACTGAAGGTGGTTTTATATTGGCTCTGTATCATAATATTAAAAAAAGTCGGAAAAAAAAACAGAACAGGCCAATTAATACAGATAAAGAAATTGAATTATTAAGCCAAGAAGAATTTTTTACTCTATGGGACGAGCATAAAGCAAAACATGGTTACAATTGTGGTTATTACAACGACGAACCAATTATTATGCAAAGATCAGCACCAAACAAAAATGGTAAAAGAAACCCAATACCGGAAAATCTATTGTCTGTAGATTGTTTAAACCCTGAAAAAGGTTATACAAAAGAAAATATAGTTTTTTGTGGTTGGGCAGTTAACGATAGAAAAAATGCAGTAAGAAAAAAAGATTGTTATCTATTTCTTAAAAAGTATGAAGAGAGAAACCAATGATATTTAAAAAGAAAAAATCAGCATACGATAAACAAATAGGCGGCAACCATTATGATCGTTACCCAATACAACCCGCCGAATTCATCAATAAAAACAAGTTGTTATTCGCTGAGGGAAATGCTATAAAATATATAATGCGTCATCCACATAAAGGAAGCGGCAAAGAAGACTTAGAGAAAGCAAAACACTATATAGAAATGATTATTGAAAGGGACTATCCACATAATGAATAAACCACTCCAAATGCCAATGTTCAAACCTGAAACAGAATGGGTACCACCAGTTAGTTTACCAGACTTAAAAGAATATAAAGAAATTGCAATAGATTTAGAAACAAGAGATCCAAATCTTATGACTATGGGTTCTGGTTCTGTACGTGGTGATGGAGAAGTGATTGGTATAGCCGTTGCTGTCGAAGGATGGTCAGGTTACTTTCCGATCAATCACGAAGGTGGTGGGAACATGGACCGCGCATTAACACTAGATTGGTTTGAAGAAGTTTTACATACACCCGCTACAAAAATATTTCACAATGCAATGTATGATGTCTCCTGGATTCGTTCATTAGGTTTTCAAATCAACGGTGGCATCGTTGATACATTAATTGCTGCATCATTGATAAATGAAAATAGATGGGGCTACTCATTAAATGCACTTGGTAAAGAATATGTTGGTATGGGTAAGAACGAAAAGATTTTAAATGAAGCTGCAAAAGATTGGGGTGTTGATCCTAAATCTGAAATGTGGAGACTGCCAGCACCATTGGTTGGTGAGTATGCAGAACAAGATGCAATTGTTACATTAAAATTATGGCACGCACTACAACACGAAATTTCTAAACAAGATTTGTGGGATGTTTTTAATATGGAAACAAATTTATTCCCATGTCTTGTTGATATGAAATTTAAAGGTGTACGCGTTGACATTNACAAAGCAGAAGCTTTGAAAAAACAANTAACAGTTACAGAAAAAGATATGCATCGCGACATAAAAAAACTAGCAGGTTTTGATGTAGAGATATGGGCCGCAGCATCTATTGCTAAAGCATTTGATAAAGAAAAGATTCCATACGATAGAACTGAAAAGGGAGCACCATCATTTACTAAAAATTTCTTGGCAACTCATCCTGCAGAATTACCAAAGTTAATTAACCAAGCACGAGAGATCAACAAAGCCAACACTACGTTCATTGAAACAATATTAAAGCACGAACATAACGGACGTATTCATGCTGATATAAACCAGATACGGTCTGACCAAGGTGGAACTGTTACTGGTAGATTCAGTTATTCTAATCCAAACTTGCAGCAAATTCCTGCACGGCACAAGGAACTTGGGCCGTTGATTCGATCTCTATTTATCCCGGAAAAGGACACCAAGTGGGGTTGCTTTGACTACAGCCAACAAGAACCAAGACTGGTTGTACATTTTGCATCACTGTTAAAGTTAGAAGGAACATCTACTATTGTTGATGCCTACAAAGAAGGTAGCGCAGACTTTCACCAGATGATAGCTGATATGGCCGGCATCGAACGTAAACAGGCCAAAACGATTAATCTTGGGATTATGTATGGTATGGGCAAGAACAAATTAATGGCGGAGCTAGGACTTTTAAAAGACGCCGCGGAGAAACTATTAAAAACCTACAATCAGAAAGCGCCATTTGTACGTATGCTATCGGACGCTGTATCACGCCGAGCCGATGACAGCGGTAAAATCAGAACGATTGGTGGAAGACTGTGTCATTTTGATTTGTGGGAGCCTCATGGATTTGGTATCAAGAAACCATTGCCCCACGCAGATGCCTTAAGGGAACATGGGCCCGGGATTAAAAGAGCATTCACATATAAATCATTAAACAAATTAATACAGGGCAGTGCTGCAGATATGACAAAACAATCTATGTTAGCACTTTACAATGAAGGAATTATACCCCATATTCAAATACATGATGAACTTGATATCTCGGTTGAAACTAAAGAGCAGGTGGAAAAAATTATTGAAATTATGGAATCGGCTGTAACGTTAGAAGTACCGAACAAAGTAGATTATGAAGAGGGGAGCTGTTGGGGTGACATACACTAGTGACTCACCAGCAGAAATAACCCTAGGTGTTTGCAATCATTGCAACAATTATGTCCCATTTATTCGTATCCCAGACGATACAAAAAGAGTTTACCAGTGTTTAAGCTGTAAACACAGGTTTCAACAACTAATAAATGGTAAAGTCGTATTTAAACACTTAGATGAGATCTATAAAATGATATGAAAATGCTGGATTTCCTGAAAGAAAACCCAGCATATGAAGGTGAGAAGATTATTTCACAATAAATTAAATTAAACTCTTGTCAAATGTTATATTATCATTATATATTATCATATAATAAACTAAAATAGGAGAAAGAAATGTGGATAAAAGAACACGGTATTAAAAAAACATGGGATAAAAAGTATGAAACTTATGCTTATGTTCAAGATACCGGAAAATACTTAACGCCTGTAACATGGTTACAAGAAAAATTTAATACTAAAAAAGAAGCCACAGAATGGCTTAATAAACAATTTAAGGAGAAATTATGCCGGATATAAGTAAATTTAAATCTGTAAGTGTATCAGCAGCAACACATACTCAGTTGGAAAAACTAGCAAAAAATTATTTTGAAGTACCAGTAAGTGTACAAAAAATAATAGAGCTTTTATTAAATAGAGAACTTAAAAAGAAAAAAAATGGAAAAAACTCTAGTTAAAGTAATATGCCCGCGCTGCGATGGCAACGGGTATATTAAACTTTTAAGCTCTCCAGGGTTAGTAGAATATGATTGCCCACAGTGTGAAGAAGCAATTACGCACATGGGCCAACGCATTACTACTCATAATGGCTATGTGATGCTACCAATAGAAGACACGCGCAAAAATATAGAAGGTGGTCATGAATCAAAAACAAAATGGTCAGGGGAAACTCTGCCGGAAGTGGGGAAAGAATGATAAACAGAGAAATAAAGCGAATCAGTAATTGTCGAGATGCTATGTTAAGAGCTCCCAATGATTTTATGAAACGTTTATGGAAACGCAACTACGAAATTTTAGTGAGAAGGAGAATGAATAATGCCGAAGAAAGACTTCAGTTTGCGGCTAGGAGCATACACTAGCACCTTTATGATGGGGATTATTCTCGTCGTTTCTTTAACAGTTATGGTTGTAAATTTTAGATATATCATTAAAATGGACAACACGATTAATACGATGTGGCACGAAATAGAGCAGGTGAAGGAGACTAATATTAGTTTGTTTCAATTTATTGAGGAACACAAAAGTGACTTTAATTAAGGAAAATAGAGCGGTGAGATTAGAAATCCCTAATCGGATGAGGAGTACGACTTTTGCGCTTCCTATCGATCATAGGAAAGTTATAGGCATTGTAAATTATACCATTGATGAAGGTGGTATCACGCCTATTGCTTTNTGGNTTAAGCTCAAACCAACAGATTCATATTTAGATAGAGAACTAAGAGCATCAGGAAAGTTAATTTCTAGATGCCTGCAGCACGGTGAAGACCTGAAAGAACTGGTTGACACTCTATCTCAAGACAATATCATTGGACAAATGGTTAATTATTTTCAAAAAAATATGGAGGAAATCATTATGGGTTCCCCCACTGATAAAAAACAACGTATGTTATCGACAGATCCATACGCAATGAAGGAGTAAAAATGGCTGATAAAAAAAAGTTTAGTATGGATGATTTTTTAAAACTTCCAAGATCTGAACAAAAAGCAATGTTTAAGATTTTATACAATAGTTATGGTGGTCCAAAATCAGACGACCCAATTAAAACATACCGCAAGAAACGTTTAAAACGCGGTGGTAAAACATAAGTATGGCTAAAGACGGCGCACATTATCCAAGTAAAAAGTTTAAAGAAAACTATAATAATATATTTAAACCTAAAAAAATTAACTTAAGTCCTAAGACAACTAAAAAGTTTTTAGAAGAAATAGCTGATGAAGAGGCCTCAAAAGCCGATCAATTTTTTACCAAAGGTGATATTGCTTGGATAGAGCGTGATACACGTGAACAATTTAGTGACAAAGATAGAGTGGAAGAAAATATTCGTAAGATGGAAAAGAATAATGAAAAGGAATTATCAGAGGCAAGTGACAATGTTTGACGAATTTGAAATAGAGTGGCTTCCAGAAGATACTGGAGCACCGTATGAAGTTGANATGTTACAGTCTGATACACCAGCGCACACTGTTGATAAGTGGTGCAAGGAAAAATACGGACACACCAATTGGGCGCGGATGGGGATGATGTCGCCTGAAGAATTACATGGCAATCCCCACGAATTTGATTTAACTCAGGGGATTATATATTTCAAGAATGCCAGAATGGTATGAAATTAGTCCACAGTTATGATTATCCTACTTCTACAAGAGCTTCACTCAAAGGCCTACGACACTACGACGTTGCCGGCGAGGAACATAAATTACCGTCGGTTACAACGGTCCTGGGCCAAACTACTGGAGCAGATAAGGAAGCATCTCTAGCAAAGTGGCGCGACCGAGTCGGTCACAAAGAAGCAGCTAAGATTACATCAGAGGCAGCAGCGCGCGGTACGGCGATGCATTTGTATCTGGAGAAGCATTGTCTTGGCGAAGGGTACTTAGATTTGACGCCCCTTGGCAATCAGGCCAAGCATATGGCAGACGTGATCGTGGAAAAGGGTATTAATAACAGGGTGACAGAGATTTACGGGAATGAGGCTGTGCTTTATTACCCAGGTTTATATGCAGGAAGTTGCGATTTAGTTGGACAAATCGATGGAGATATGGCTATCATTGACTTCAAGCAGACTAATAAACCAAAACAAAAGGAATGGATTGGGGACTATTATCTGCAAATGGCGGCTTACGGAATGGCTCACGATGCTGTTTATGGTACAAATATTGAGAAAGGGGTGATTATGATGTGCTCTAAGGACCTCTATTATCAAGAGTTTGTAATAGAGGGTGAGGAGTACCGACAGGCAAAGTACGATTTTCTAAGCCGTCTTGATAAATTTTATAATCGACTTGACATAACTGAATAAACAATATTGTGGAATTAAATAATATGAATCAACTTTGTCCATGGTGTAGTCAATTAGTTCAGCCTATTGATGTACACGGGCACGCTCAGTGCCCGGTTTGTAAAATAAATATTGATCCGTGCTGCTCTGGTGAAAAATGTGGAAAGTAGGGTTAATGCTGCTTTATATGGGCTACCCCGATCCGATGTATACGGAGCACTTGGACTTGGAATTTGGATCGCGGAGCGCTTGTACACAATATCTTAAAGAAAACAAAGAAAGTCTTAAAAATGATATCTTGGAAGAATTCAATATACTTGACGTTGATCGCTATAGTTTTAAGCTTAGGTTCTTTTTTATTAATTGTGTCAAGGAAGAAAGCTTAAATGTGTGACATAAATGTCACTGTGACAGAATGTCGCACGGGCTGTGCTATAGTAGAATATTTGACCCTAGCTTGTTCATTTGTCACGAGTTTGAGATGAGGGCGGTAGTGGTGGTATTTGAGGTAACTATATGATATTATTAAGGAAACAGTCTACCACGGAGGGTTTCTACGGCGGTAGAGGCGGTAGAGTAAAATCAGTTTTTGGCAGTTTTACGTTCTAACCGGCGCGATAGAGTTTTTTTGTGAAAAAATATGAACACTGTAGGGTCAAATATTCTACTATATAGGAGAAACAAATATGAAGAAGAAAAGCAGACCAATATCAGTTGAAGCACCCAAAGGTGAACCAACAGTAATTAAGGTTGGTTATCGTGATATTAAGATTGACTGGGTAGCACCTGATTTTAAGACCGATGAGCTAACAGATTGTTATGGTCAGTATAAATCACGCGAAGGGCTCATACAAATACAGCACAACTTATGTGGACAGGAAAAAAGCAATACAATGCTTCATGAAATTTTGCATGCATGTTGTTATGGTGCTGGACTTAACCAAGCGGATATGCCGCTAAAGGATGAAGACAAAGAAGAAATAGTTATAAATCAATTAAGTAATTATCTTATGGGTGTTTTTAGAGATAATCCTTGGTTTCTTGATTATATTAAAGACAATATGGATGAAAACACTAACTGACGATATAATAAGCTGGTCAAAGGATTTTATAGAAAAACCAAATTCATATCTAGGTGATGTACCTGTATGTCCTTATGCAGCCAAAGCTAGAAAAGATGAGGCTTTAAAAGTATTAGAAATACACGATCATACTAAACTTATAGAAGGTATAGTTGAAGGAACTGAACTTATAAAAGATGCAAAAACAGATATAGTTATTGTTGCTTGTGATGATATAGAAATTACAGTGGAAGAACTAACGGCTGTTATACATGCCTATAANGTGGTGTTTGTACCTCAAGATATATACCTGATGGCCTCACACCCATANGATGANGAAGANGANGAACCTGTAGAGTTTTTAGATACNGGGGAATGGACTCCAGAAAATGANTTTTTAATGGTATTNATACAAAACTTTGATAAACTAGAAAGAGCAAGTGACATTATGAATAAAAAAGGTTATTATGCTGCCTGGCCTTCAGATTATTATGAAGGCACAGTTTTAAAACGACAAACATATAGGAGATATAGACATGGTAGGCATGAAAAAAAGAGTTAAATCAAAATTAAAAGGCAATCAAAAAAAACTTGATAAAAATAAAGACGGTAAAATATCTGGCGCTGATTTTAAAGCAATGCAAAAGACTAAACGTGTTCCCAAAAGAGGTGGTGGCATGATGAAAAAAAGAGTTAAAAAAAAGGGCGGCGGTATGATGAAAAAAAGAATGAAAAGCGGCGGTAAGGTATAATGGCTAAAGCTACACACATTACTAAAGAAGGCAAAGTTGCCAAAAAAGGTTTGTGGTATAATATTGCACAAAAGAAAAAACGTGGTGAAAAGATGCGTAAGAAAGGTGCTAAAGGTGCACCCACTGCAAAAGCAATAAAAAGGAGCCAAGGTTGAAAAAACTAATTAATAGATTTTTAGGTTGGTTAAATGGTTCACCTATAAGAGCCAGAACCAAAAAAGGATATTACAAAGCTGATAATCCAAAAACAAAAAAGAATGAAGCTTATGTAAAAGGAAGAGCCCCTAAAAAGAAAAAGAAAAAGAAGAAAAAAACTAGGCGTAAGTAATGGCAATATCTAGGGGGCAGATCCGCAAAACCACTACTGGTTCAGGCACAACCAAAAAACCAAAAAAAGAAAAATATATTGGAACATATATTTTTGGTGATTTAGGTGGTGTTAAAATTTCTAACCCTAGTTATAAAAAATATTACAAGGGTATGTTATAATGCTGGAAAAAAGAAGTAAAAACAAAGTTAACAAGGTTAAAAAAGTTATTAAAGCTTTGAAAAAAGCCTCTAAGCTACATGCAGGTCAAGCTAAAACATTAAAAGGTGTTATACGCAATGGCAAGAAATATACCTAAAACAACTACAGGCAAAGGCGCTAACTATCGCAAAACTAAAGCTGGTGCTGGAATGACAGCCAAGGGTGTAGCTGCTCATAGAAGAGCAAACCCTGGAAGCAAATTAAAAACAGCAGTGACGGGTAAAGTAAAACGTGGTAGTAAAGCTGCTAAGAGACGCAAATCCTATTGCGCGCGCAGTGCAGGACAAATGAGAGATTTTCCTAAAGCTGCTGCCGATCCAAACTCAAGACTGAGACAAGCACGAAAGAGATGGAAGTGCTAAAATAATTTATTAGGGAAATTATGAGGAAAAATATATTAATAATAGCAACAGTAACAATTGTTATGTTGTTTGTTTTTGGTGCACTTATGAATTCTGCAAGTGCAGACAATGATGTTTCATCATCTGGAGCTACAGATAACGATTTAACAAATACTTCAGGGAGCAATACCGCCATCACAGGTGGATATAATTCTGAGGCCACAACTAACTATAACAGTGGAAGTTCAAGCAACAACACAACTAATAACGAGACTAATAATAATTCATACACTGGGGACACAAGAGTAGTACCTAGTGCTAACGCTGCAGCTATTGGTAATATGAATCAAAATGTATGCACGATCAGCGTCGCAGGAGGAGTACAAAAGTTTGGACTTGGTGTATCAATCGCAACACACAAAAGAGATTTAAATTGTGAAAGAATGTTATTAGCTAAAACTTTACATTTGATGAATATGAAAGTCGCGGCGATTTCTTTACTTTGCGCGGATGCGCGTGTTTTTGAAGCGATGGCTCAATCTGGCACGTGGTGCCCGATAAACGGAAAAATTGGCACTCAAGCCCAAGAAGAATGGTTAAAGTATGGTAAATTGAGACCAGACTATGAAACTTATGTAGCAGCCCTAAGAATCACAGAACAAATTGATAATGAAATCTTGAAGGAGTTAGATGATGAGGAATCTTATCTCGTTGATAGCAACGGCGATCCTGTTATTCTCGGCTCCGATTAATGCAGACACCGTTATACAGATAGACACACCAAACCCAGGTGACACTACTACTACTGTAACTACCAGTACCACTACAGCACACACCACAGGAAACTTAATTACACAAGATTTTACTGATGGTAATTGGGAAGGAACTAACCAAGACTCTAGACACGGCAGTGGGACCATTGCAGGTATAGGTGGTGAGTATGTTGAAAGCACAATTACACAGTCAGATATAGGATTAACTGATGCACAGATACAAAGAGGATTTACTTCTACACTAGGTGCTGACATTTGGTTTTGGGAAGGAACAGATCAGAATCAATCAGTAACTATGACACAAACCTACGACGACAAACTAGGAAACGTCACAACACAAAATAGGGTAGTATCAGGATATTGTGCACAATATAATGGATGTTCTTATAATAACTTTACCGATACAATTACTATTGGACCAAACTTATCTACTGAAGGTGAAGCTACTGTAAGATTTGATTTTACCCACACAAACACATCAGCACACAGAGCTGCGGATTTGAAGTTGCCAACACTAACAATTGATTATACCAACATCGCTACAAGCAGCAGCACAACAGTAGAGTACTGTTGGCAGAAGACACCAACAACATGCCCAGCTCAAGAAGAAATAGCAGCAGTAGAAGCTATCATTGAACAAATAGATATCATTGAACAAATAGAAATAGAAGAAGACTGGTTTGAAGAGTATGAACCAACAACTATTACATACGTACCAGAAGAGCAATACGAATGGGAAGATGATTTTCAAGAGGATTGGTATGAAGAAGAAGACAATATGTATGATACAAACACTGTCCTTTTAACAGATGATGATTTTTTTTTTGAAGATGAATACATAGAAGAAGAATTATACGAACCAACATTTACTGAATTTAATGAAGACTTCGAATTACCAGAAGACAATTTTTATATTGATGAGGAAGGTTTTGATACAGAAGAATATTCTTTTGAGGAAACTGAAAACATAACACTAGGTTTTGTTGAGGACATTGACACAACAGGATACTATGAAGAACAACCCACAGAAGAGTATTTTACGGAAGTGTTTGACACAGAAGCATTTATAAATGATTACATTGAAGAGTTTGATACAGAAGATATACCAGAAGAAATAGTAATGGAAATTAACGAAGAGTTTACAGAAGAAGTATTTGAAGAAGATTTTAAAGAAGAAATATTTGAAGAAGTAGTAACAAACGAAGAAGAGTTTACAGAAGAAGTATTTGAAGAAGTAGTAACAAACGAAGAAGAGTTTATAGAAGAAGCACCTGAAGAAGTAGTAACAAAAGAAGAAGAGCCCCTGGAAGAGATAGCTATGACAGAAGAAGAGAACATACAAGAAGAACCAACACCAGAGGAAACAACTAATGAAACAGAAATTGAAGAACAACCCGATAGCGAAGAGCCTATTGAAGACGAACCAATTCAGGAAGCAGATGATCCCCAACAAGAAGAAGTTGTCGAAGAAACAATTGAAGAGGATGGACCAGAACTTATTGAAGAATCAGTGGACACAGATATAGCCGAAGCAGAAGTAGAAGAGGAAAAACCAGAAATTATTCTTGATGTTGCGGCTATTGAAAAAGACTTAAAACTACAAATTAAAAATAAAATAGAGTTGATATCAGCCACACTGACTGTCGTTGATGCTATTCTTAGTGAACAAATGATCCAGCATCAGCCTGACATAGACAGCTATGCTAATATCAATAATGCTTTATTTGACAATAGACAACTACCTGATGGTAATATGGATTTCTTTAATCAAATCAACCTTGAAAGTTATCAAAAAACTATATATGATGACCCATCACAGCTTATAGCAATGGTTGGTACAGACGCAACAGTAGTCTACGAACAAAAGCTAGACGAAGCTAGAGATGAAACAAACAAAGCACGTTTTAAATTGGAGGCACTATTAAATGCAAGGAACGGTATCTAAATTACAAACGATTGGGATGCTCATCGGATTAGTATCGACCATAGGGGCGGGATTTTATGCCTATGGTGTTTTTAATAATCGTTTAGATGTAGTTGAAAATAAACAGTTCGTTATTAATCAAGAAGTAGATTTAACAGATGTGCATGATCGTATTGCTGAAGTAAAAGACCTTACTCTTACAGGTAAGGCTGAAGTAAACACCCTTATCACTACAGGTGATGCTGAAGCAAAAGAACTTATCACTACAGGCAACAAAGAATTAAGAAAACTTATAGATACAGGTGATGCTATAAATGCAGAAGCTATTCGTAGTTTAAGTGTTGTGCTTGAAACAATTAAAAAAGATATTGCGATTAACGCCGCAGCAATAGAATATCTTGATGCAAAAATTAATGAGATCAAGGCAGAGATGTCTAATCCAATGATGTAATGAAACTGTCAGACTCCACCCAGATTTCTCTCCCGGCTAGGAATCTTTTAGCTATACTTGGTGCAGTCGCAATCGGTACAATGAGCTACTTCACAATTGTTGAAAGGCTAAACTCTATTGAAACTACACTACAACTTATGGAAAAAGATATTGAAGCTGCGAATGCTTTTGTAGATGGTGTGCCCAAAGGCGACATGGTATCTCCACAGATTCAAGAGCTCTACATGCTCGTCGAGTATCTTTCCGGCAATGTGGAAAAACTTAAGGAACAAATGGAATCTGAAATACCAATGATACTTAAGAATGATATGATCATACAATTTCATGAAGATAGACTTATAGATTTAGAGGAACGAAAAAATGGGAATCATTGAAACAGTTATAATACTTAGCCTATACGTTTATGATGGTGGTAATAAAAATATTGAAGGTTGGTATCACCAAGATAATTTAAGTACTTGCCTTGCTGCAAAAAGAACAGCAGAAAGAAATTCTGGAAACTCAGTGCAATACACCTGCACACTAGAGCAATGTGAGTTTGTAACAGATCAAACAGGTCAAAAACATTGTGATAAAATCATAAAAAAATAAACTTGTAATCACAAGTAAATTAACTTACATTTACATATATGGGACTACCCAAGCTATTAACAGAACAGCAAAAGAAATTTGCAGAACTATTGGTATACAATGAAGGACGTAAAACACCTACAGAATGCGCAACTGAAGCAGGCTATGCAGCAGGTTCTTCGCACGTACGAGCTTCAGAATTACGAAATCCGAATAGATTCCCCTTGGTCGTCAAATACATCGGTGAACTTCGTTCCGAAGTGCAGAAAAAATATGAGGTCACGTTTGAAAGACACATTACTGAGCTTGGTAGGATTAGGGAGGCCGCCCTTGGAAAAGGTGCATTTAGTGCTGCGGCCAACGCTGAGGTCGCGCGAGGCAAAGCAGCAGGACTCTATATTGAACAAAGAATAAGTTTGACTGGTAAACTAGAAGACATGTCTATTGAGGATTTAGAAGCTAAGATGAGAAAGATATATGAAGATAATAAAGTTTTGATTGATGGTGAGTATAAGGAAGTAAATGAGAAGAGCTAAGAACTTTACAAAACACGAAGCAGGGCCTAAAAAGAGAACGTCGATAGGGCACAGCTTTTTGTCAAGACCAAAAAATAAACACAAACGACGTTCTTTTAAAAAATATAGAGGACAAGGAAAAAGGAAATAACATGACTAAAATAATAACTAATAGTTCAATAATTGATAAGACAATAAATGATAAAACAGTTGATGAGTTAAGTATTAATGAGCTGGTTGAAACTAATACAATCTTAAATGATAACCAGAAGAATATGGATAAGCAACTTAAGACAGCACATAACTATTATGATGTTAAAAATCTATTAACAATTCTCACTAGCTTTGCGACATCTGATGTAGGATCAAATGCAAAGGTAATGTTAGTGTTGCCCGATGGTCGAAATCCTATGCAAAAAGAGTTTAATATTAAAGAAATTACACTAGTCGAGAACAAGATTATAGGGTCGAGAGAGAAATATCGTTGCGTTATTCTGGTTCAGTAGTTTACTTTGAAACCTGAATCAAAACTCTGGCAAAAAGTTAAGAAAAACACACCAAATATAATATGGACACGCGTTGAATCTTGGGCATCTTTTGGCTTTCCTGACTTAGTTGGGTACACTGAAAAGACTGGTTTTTTTACAGTTGAACTAAAAGTAACGAAAAGTAATAAAATAACCTTCTCACCACATCAAATTGCCTTCCATATCAAGCATCCAACCAACACGTTCATCTTAGTCCAGGCCCACGATCAAATATGCCCGATACTTTATGAAGGCTCCGCGATCCAGCAGCTTGCAGCTTGCGGCTTGTCGCTTGAAGCTTGCCGCTTGCCGCTTAATTCATGGTCCGAATTAGAAAACTTGTTGCTTACAGCTGCTCCACTAGTATCTAGAGCTATTTGAAGCTTGCCGCTTGCAGCTTGAGGCTTGCCGCTTGCGGCCGGTGATATTTATACGCTTGCGCCTTAGTTCTTCTTGGATCTTGTTCTTAACGGGGAAGGCGGGCGGCGTTCCTGGTGGAAACGTCCGCCCGGTTAGTTTAATGCTTGCCATATGCAATATTTTTAATTGATTTATCCCAGCAGTTGCGGCAGCTCTTGCACTCGTTATCTTGATCAGGAGCCGGACACGTGCGGCCACTGGATACAACGGTACTTGTCAGGGCCCAGGACTTGGGCGCGTTGCCATCTACCATTGTTGCGCTTAATCTAATCGTTAGATTGCCCGGCACCTCAACCGGGTCAATCTTAGAAAGGATCTCAGATTCCCGCGTGGGTATCCAATGCGCGACGTCTGGCGTTAGTTTGCAAACGTCGAATATTTTCTTTAGATGC